GCCGGTGGAGGGCTGTCAGCTCAGCCTCACCCTCCCAACCCCAATCCCAACCCCCGCAGCCACCCCAGAGCACCACGGCCCGGCCGCTCCAGCGCCGCCACCTGGGCCTCTAGCTCCAGCAGCCGCCCCATCTGGCGCTTCAGTGCCGGCGCGTGGTTCACCTGGGCCGCCAGACTGAGGGTGAGCTGCCGCTCCAGCTCTTCACGCGAGAGCCGCGGCACTGCCCGCCGGGCCGCCTCGAAGTGCCAAGCCGCCGATGCGCTGACATCGGGATCGAGCCAAACAGATTCACCCTCGACCATGACCACCGCAGCAGCTCAGCCTCCTCAGTCTGATGAGCCCGTCGAGGCCTACGCGTTGCTCCACCGCGACACCGGCGCGGTGCTCTACTCGACCCATGCCACAGCCACCACGGTCCACCGGGCCAACCAGCGCCTCGGGGAGTGCGGTGTGCGCCATCGCTATGTTGCCGCCAGACTGCTGCCGCATGGGGAGGTGGATGCAGACCCCTAGCTGAACAACCAGGCCCAGCCGGTACCAGCCCCCTCGGCCTCCCATCGCGGGTTGAAGTTCCTGTAGCTGTATCGCAGCGCTCGGCCGCTGGTCCCGCCGCTGCGCAGCCAGCCGCCGTTGATCAGATCGAGCTCGCCGAACGGATCCATCACGCTCCAGGCGTGCGCATCGAACCCGCAGCAGGCCAGCCAGTGGCCGCCGCCGGCCGGAGCGGTGACGGGCCCCCGGTGGAGGTACCCCATTGCCAGGGGCAGGCCGGCCCGGATCTCCGCCTGGGCTTGGGAGGCTGAGCAGTTCTGGACAAACCGCGCCTTGACCCCCAGCTCCTGCAGTGCCGCCTGGTGCGCGGCCTGGCTGGTGGTGTCCCCGTGGCGGCGGACGACCTTCAGGTAGTCCGTGTCATCTTTGATGCCGCCCACCCCCAGGTAGGCCAGGCACATGGCGATCGCGCTGGTCTGGCACTGCCGCCAGCCCTCGGGGCCGTCGCTGGAGTTGATCTGGGAGAAGTAGGGGAAGTTCGGAAGCGGATTGGTGGGCCTGGGCGCTGGCGGCTTGGGGGGCGTCGCCGGGCTCCCCGCGGCCCTCCAATTCACGGTGAACGCCTGCCGCTGCGCTGGGGTCAGGCCCTCGTCCAGGGCCGAGAACGCGGCCAGCTGGTGGGGCTCCAGGTTGCCGACTTTGACGGCGTGCTCGACGGCAGCGCGGATTGAGGCGGTGGTGGGGGTGCTCATGAGATCAGGGTTGTGAGTCTGATTAGGTTTTGATGCAGTACAGCAGAGCCACGTTTCCGGGGCGGGTTTCTGTGCCACCGGATGATCCAGTGACCTGGCTTGAATCAAAAAATCCAGCGGCCAAGCCGGGAGTGGTGCCAGTTCCTGGAGATGAAATCAGTGGCGCGTTTGGGTGCGTATGCGCCCCAATCTGTGGAGCCTGCTCCGTGCCGATGCCCCGCCCAGGGTCGATACCTGCGCCGTCATCCAATGCCCGCACAAACTGTCCGCCCAGGTTTGGAATGGTGAACGTAGTCGTTCCGTTCCCAGGCCCGTATTGGCCGCGCTGCTTTGTGGCTTGGTTTGACGCAAGGTTGCCAGAAGCCTGCGCCCACGCCCAGAGCCCTGGCTGGGCAGCGCGGTTGTAGGTGTCGCCATTGGCCTTCACGTAACCAGCTGGCGCGACGTTGCCGCTGACCTGAACAACAACACCCGCGGGGATGCCTATGCCCAGATTGGGAAGAGCAAGCGAGCCGATAACAATCCAACCTGAATCGCTCGCGTTGCGCATCTTCCATAGCCCCGCCCCCGTATCTACCCAAGGCATGTAGGCGTAGGTCACGCTTGGCGCCGCCGGGCCGCTGTTGTTACTGGCAATCGCCGCCAGGGCATTGTTCAGGTCGGCAAGGAAGGCGCCGCCCGAAGCATCCGCAATCGAATAGTCGTGCTGTGCCATTAAGTGACCTCTCGGCCAAACCCAATAGCAGTATAGTTAAACTGCCTGGCTACGGCTGCCCCGGCACTGTTCTTGAAGGTGATTCTAAACTCTGAACGTGTGATGCTTACTGGGTCGATGACCCAGTAATCACCGGTTGCCATGTTGTACCCCGTGACGCCAACGCTCGGGGCTTCGTAGAACGGTTCGGCAAAAGCCACCGCGTAGGTGCCGGCGGGAGCCGACAAAGCGCCGGACTGCTCGATGCGTTGCTGCAGCTCCAGTTCGGCGCCCAACTCGTCAATGATGATGTTCTGCGCCGGGTCGTAGCTTCTGGCAACGACCTTGAATTGGAGCCCCCAGCCGCGCACAATCCCGTTCGCCAACTCGCGCCAGTCGGACCATTGCGGGGCCCCATCTGGATCGCCCAAGGTAGAGCGCACCAGCAACGCCGCGTCAACGTCGCCAGTATCGGCCCCGGCGACTGATGACCAGCTGCTCACCAGCCCAGGCCGGCTAGCGATCAGGTCAATCTGGTTCAGAGTGCGCGTGACAAATCGGCGCCGGATGTTCACATCAAACACGCCTCCAAGTGAGTAAGTAGAGCCAAACTCGTATTCACCCTTTGCTACCACCGGCTGCGTTAGCGACGTGTCTCCGCCAGCGATTGACGGCAACGCTGCAATGCTGGGATGCGAGCTGATTAGAGCACCACTTCCCAACACAAGTGCATCAAAATAAGGACTATAAAACATATCAATTCCGTTGCCATTAAACGGCGGGCTCTCCTGGTCTTCCGCGTAGCGCCTGACCAGGAGGCGCTTTTGCGGTTCTGGTAAGTCGGTCACTACGTATGCAGCTCCGACGGATTGGCGTCCGCCATCATCCTCGAATTTCAGCAGGTAGCTGCCCTCCAGCAACGGCACCTGCATCTGCACCTGGTTGCCGTCGGCGGCATGGACGATGCTGATCGCCTCCCCCCATGCCGGAGTGTCGAGGCGGGGGCTGTGACGGATCAGCACGCGACCGCCCACCCGCACGTCCAGGTCCGGGGCTCGATCCCAGCTGAGGATCCCGCTGGCCCCGTCGATCGGCAGCAGGGATGCGCCGGTCACGTTTGCGGGTGGCGCCGTTTTGCCTGAGGCCGTGAACAGCAGCTGAGCCGCTCGACTGAAAATAATGCCGGCCTTGGCCGACGCCACCAGGATCTCGTAGGCGCCCGCCTCTGTGTCGAGGATCTCGATGGAGGGCGCGCTGACGGTGCGCTGCTCCCAGTTGCCCTGACTCCTGCGGTAGCTCACCCGGTAGGTGCTCACCCCCGGCACCATGCCCCAACTCACCTGGATCTTGGCTGCGACCCGGCTGCCAGCCTCGTAAAGCACCTCCACAGCGGTGAGGTTCTGCGGCGGGTCGGGGATGATATCGAGATCGGTGATGTCGCGCCGAGTCAGGGCCAGGTCGTTTTCGATGTGGTCGTATTTGCTGGGGTTGTGGGCCAGCGCCGTGATTGGGTAGTGAACTCCGTCGCTTTCCCCCACTGCCAACGCCCGCCAGAGCGAGGCCAGGATGTTGGAGCTCTCAAACACCCAGATCGAGTTGGGCCGCGGCGCCGAGCTGAACGCAGGCGACACTGTGACCACGTTGCCGGCGATCGACACCACCGGCCGGGCCTGCACCGTGGCATCGGGCAGGATCACGCTCAGCGTGGGGCTGTTAGCCACGGCGAGTCCTGTGGCGTCGTCCAGGGTGATTGCGCTGGTGGTAGCCGCTGCAATGGCGCCACCGCGGCGAGATCCAGCCCGCAGGGGGTCGGCTATCTGAATGATCTGGCCAGGCCTCACGACGGCCCCGGCGGCGAGGTTGGAGGTGAAGGCCACCACCTCTCCCTCGTTGGCCTCGGAATAGAGAAGCCACTCCCCGAGGCGCCGGGCCTGGCCGCGGCTGGTGCAGGCGAATGCCTCAATCTCTGTCTTCACCACCCCGTAACGGGCAATGCCGTCGGCATCCTCGACCACCTCGAAGCCGGCATCCCTCAGGTCAAGATCCTGGTAGCGGACTACGGCCACGGTGGGCCGTGACTTCAGGCTGCTGCTGCTGTAGTTGAACCCCTCGGGCCCGACGTTGGCCAGGGTGAATGAAAACGACGGATCGGCCGGCCTGTCCTGGGAGATCGTGAGCGCACCGGCCGCCCAATAGGGCATGACGCGCATAACAGAACATAGATCGTTGATCAGCCGGTAGGCCTCATCAGCGTCTTGGATGTTGGCGTTGCAGCTGAAGCGCGGCTCCATCCCCCCAAACCCATCCGGCACCAGTGCCGCGGCGTATTGGGAAGCGGAATAGAAGGCCCACTTGTCCTGCGTACTGGCGTCGAGGTGGTCACCAAAACCGAAGCGGCTGGAATTGTTCAGCGCCCACAGGCACCAGGCGGCATCCGTGCACCACTGCGCCGCGCCAAACGTTCCATTCCAAACGCCGGAATAAATCAGCCGCCCGGTGGCACCATCCACCGTGGCGTTACTGGGGATCGGCACCTTGACGCCCCGCACCCGGTAGCCTCGGGAAGGGATCGAGTTGAACTGCTCGGCGTCAAGCGTTAGCGCTAATATAGCGGTATTGGGATAGCCCAACTTGGCGTAGGTGATCGCTGAGTAGCTCCCCCAGCTGAAGGCATTGGTTACCTTGGTGCTGGTGCTGTCCGGTGTCACCCGGCTCACCCGAATATCAACAGGGAACGGGCCCGACAGGTTGATCAAGTATTGACGCTGATACTGCTGCGAAGTTCGGCCGCTGATCGTGTCATCAACCACGACGCTGTAGCCGCCGCCGTTGTACTGCACGGAAATGCGCAGGTTCACGCTTGCGCCCAAAACATCGCCCTTGTCGGTGAACTCCTGCAGCGCCGGCAGGGTCACAATCACCCGAGCGGCATCGACTGCTGCAGTGATCGTGCGCGTGACCGGGGTGGCGGCTGTGACCACCACGCCAACGCCGGTCTCGCTGGCCACCTCGTCGAATCCAGGGATGTAGTCCTGGAACTGGGTGCCATTGCGCGTCTCTACGGTGACACCCCGGAAGTTCAGGCTGCCATCGGGGTTCTGAATAGGGGTGCCGTCCAGGTAGACCGACTGCAGGCCATTCACCAGACCTTCGATCTCACCCTCGCCGATCAGGTCGAGGATCTTGATGCGGCTGGTTGAAAACAGGCTGTTCGTCGCCTCGGTGGGGACGTACTGCTCCGGCTGTGCCGCGACCAGATATTGCTGCTGGCTTTGTTGGCGCCCACCGCCTCGGCCACCAGAGCCACTGATCAGCGGCCCCCCAGCAATCCGGCCGCCGCTGCTCATGCCGCCACCTGATCAACACTGATCGCGCCTGAGATCACCACCGATCCAACGATCACCTCTCCAAAAATCAACGGCACCGGCACACCTTGACGCGTGACATTTTGAATACTGCTAAACGAGTAACTCTTACGGGGATCGTTGTTGTCGGGCCTAGCGGAATTTGCGCTCGCCATGGCAGTCGTCGCGCCCGGTCCGGCCGTGCGCGGCACTGGGGTGAGCAGCTGCGCCACGCCACCCAGGGCCAGGCTGGCGCCCACGCCGGTGATCAGCGAGAACGCCATGGGGCCCAGCCAGGGCTGGCCGATGGCAAACGCTGCCGCCACCAGCGCCACCCCGGCGATGATCCGGCCCACGGCGCCAGCGCCACCAATCACGGGCACGATCGTGATCTCTGAGTGCCCGGCCGGTTCGTGCAGCTGCTCAGACTCAAGAGCCCGATCCCCAACGCTCACGTGATAATGCTGCTGGGCCATGTGCGCTTCCACCTGGGGGAAATTCGCCACCAGGAACCGCACGGCCTCCGCGGCGCTGGCCACCTCAGCGCGGAAGGCGCGGCGCTTCAAAAAGCGCGCCAGCTGGCCGTAGACGCGGATCGTCCTCATGCCCTCAGTCTGCCCACCCAGCCGGTGCAGTTCTGGAGCCAGCCGCCGTAGAGATCCCGACTGGAGAGCCTGCCCCTGAGGTGGTGGAGCAACATCTGATCACCGAGATAGACCCCGACGTGGTTCAGGCTGGCATTGCTGATTGCCATCAGCACGGCATCGCCCTCCTGCATGTCGTCCGGGTCGATCTGCTCAAACCCAGCTTCCCGCCACAGCCCCTCGAACATCGGCGCCGCCTCAAACTCGGAGGCGAGGGCCGGCCGCGGCCAGTCCGGCAGGGTGGTGCCCTGCTCGCCGTACCAATCACGAACCAGCGTCCAGCAGTCGCTCACGCCCCACACCCAGTTGCGGCCGATCAGTGGGGCCTGATACCCGCAGGGCTCCAGCTCGGCCCATGCCCAGGTTTTGGGGTTGACGATCAGCCATGGCAGGCCCGAGGCCTCACATGCGGCCATGTCGTCGGGGTGCGGGCCCGGCGGGGTGATCGGGTGGCTGTGGACCACGGCCAGCACCTCGCCATCGTCTTCCGCCTGGCGGTAGTCGTTTGGGTCGATCGTGAACATCTCACCCGGATCCTCGGAGATGTTGCGGCAGGGCCGGTAGACCTGCCGCCCCTTGATCACCAGCACCAGCCCGCAGGCTTCGCGCGGGTCGTCCTGCTGGGCATGGGCTAGGGCCTCGGCCTTGATGCTGTCGTCGATGTCGATCATGTCAGTAAGCTCCAGCGCCAGGGAAGCCGCCAAACGGCAGCTGTGCGCCGCCGCCGAAATGCTCGCGGCAGGCGGCCAGGGTTTTACTGCAGGTGGGCAGCGGGCCGCTGTAGCCGCATTCTGGGTGTGCCGCCGTTGGTGGGTAGACCCACGGGCAATAGTGCGTGACCTGCCGCTTCGGGGCCCGCACGCCGGCCAGGTCAAATGCGGAGCATAGTTCAAACTCCACGACGGGGCGCCCCTCGCTCTTCTTGCGGTCCACAAAATAGACCTCGCGGGGGTATTCAGCCGTAGGGTTCGGTGTCCCCATTGGGTTCACGTTGCCGGGGAAATTGACGGCATCCAGGTAGCGGGCGTGGGTGCGGATGCGCGTCACCCTGGCCCCCTCCAGTCCCGCTGGCAGTGTTAAAAGCAGGGCAGTGATGGTGCCCATTACGTTGCTCACCCTCAGGGTTGGCCTGGGTAGCTGGCCGTTGCCGCTGTAGCTGAACCCATCCGCTTCAATGCGCAATGCCATGTAGGCGTTTCCGCTCCACACCAACTCGCCCCCGTTCTTGGCGTTGACGCCGGAATGAAATCGATAGATCGTATCCACGCCATGGATTGCGGCGATCAGTTGCAGCTCAAACAGCTCGATCAGCGCCGAGGGCGAGGGTAGCTGAGCCTCAGAGAATGGGATGGGCATTATGCGCCACCACCGTTGTAGATTACTCCGACTGATTGCGGCGTTGCCGCGCTGCCGCCGTCGAGCACGTAGGTGATCACTTCATTGGGGCCGGTATTAAATTCAAACACTTGTTGAAACTTGGCGCGGATTTGGTTGTTGTTGGCGTGGGTAGGGTCGATGTTCCATTCTTTGCATATCCACTTTCTTCCGGTTTGCCCATATAGCGTCGTCCAATCAAAGGCCTCCACGCCGCCGCGAGCCTCAAGGAAGTTGCGAATTTGGTCGCGCTCTGCGTCGGCGCGATTATCAAATCGCAGATCCCATGTTTTCGGGTCTGAGTTCAACCCCATTCTGACTCTTTGGCTATAGCCGTCTCCAAAATCGGTCTCTAGCACCTTCGGCTGGCTTGACTCTGGGGAGCCAAACGATGGGGTCCAGGTGAACGTCGCCATCAGGGGGCGAGGAGGCCGCCGGGCCGCTTTTGGTAGATCAGCCGGTCATCCACCACGCGAGCCAGGTCGCGAGCCAGCTCGCCGCTCCGGCCCTGGTCGCCCTGCGCCCTGGTGCCGGTGGCGTCCACGCTGATCGCGATGTTGTTGGTGATGCCCCCGGTGCCGGCGCCGGATGGCCTGGTGTGGTCGATGACCGTCTCCTTGGGGTGCAGCATCGCAATAAAGCCGCCTTGCCCGTCGAGGCCGCCAGAGCGGGGGCCGTTGCCGGTGTAGCCGCCGCCGGCATAGCTCCCCATCGATCGAGGCGACCCGATGCCCAGGCCGGCGGTGGAGGGGGTGAGGATGCCGCCAATCGCCTGCATGATCGTTCCGAGCACCACCTGCCGGATGATCATTCGGCTGGTGTCCTGCAGCACTGAGGCGGCAAAGGCCCTGAAGTTGGTGGTGCCGGTGTTGGCCAGCTCGGTGAGGCTGTCTTCGAGGCCGCCGATTGAGTTCGTGGTCAGCTGGCCCACGGCGTCGCGCATGTTCCCGATTGAATCGACATACGATTGAATGCCCTGTTTGAACCCCGCGCTTGTGCTGCTGCGGCTGGTGAACTCCTCCA